CCGGCTAGCGCATTTACTCACTGTCATCTTGGTTTTTATTGGCGCATTAAGCCCGCAAGATATGGCCTTTTATGTTGCCACCGTTGCAGCGATAACGACGTGTTGCATCAACTGGTACTACCGCCGCAAAAGCTATCTGTTACTCAAAGAATTAGGTATTAGGCGGGAGGTGTTCGATGAACTCAATCGTTAAGCGCTGTCTGGTCGGGGTCATTCTGACGCTGGCCGCCACCTTGCCAAACTACCAGACGCTTAAAACATCGGCCGCCGGGCTAAAACTGATTGCTGATTATGAGGGCTGCCAGCTCAACGCCTATCAGTGCAGCGCCAATGTTTGGACAAATGGCATCGGTCACACCGCCGGGGTGAAGCCGGGCAGTGTTATCAGTGAGCGACAGGTGGCGGTCAATCTGGTGGCTGATGTGCTGCGGGTCGAGCGGGCTATGGCAGTGTGTATGCCGGTTGCCATGCCGCAACCGGTCTATGACTCGGTGGTGTCGTTTGCCTTTAATATTGGCACCGGCGCGGCCTGTCGCTCGACGCTGGCCTTTCATATCAACAAGGGTGACTGGCGCAGCGCCTGCAATCAGTTGCCGCGCTGGGTGTATGTCAATGGCGTGAAAACCAAAGGGCTAGAACGCCGCCGTACCACCGAACAAACACACTGCCTGAGCGGAGTCTGAAATGCGCACATTACTTCTGATATGGGTTTTGATGATGGGTTTACTCGCGTGGCACGCCCATAGCCTGAAAAAAGAGTTAGACAGCGCCAAGACTGAGATTGGCACTTTATCCGCTGGGATTGAGAGCCGGGACAACGCGATCACCCGCCTGCAAGATGAGGCCCGGCAACAGGCAGACAATGAGCGGGCATTACGCCAATCACTGAGCCATGCCAGCAGTTTGTCATTATCGCGTGAACAGAGAATTCAAAGGTTACTCAATGAAAATAAAGTCTTGCGTGATTGGTTTGCTACTGCTTTGCCTGCTGACGTTATCCGGCTGCACCAAAGACCCGCATTTGCCAGCCCCAACGATTATTTACGTTGGCTGTCCGACGGTGATCAGTTGCCCGCTACCGGGCAGTAACCCGGCGGTTAACGGTGATTTAAGTGCCGATATTCGCCAGTTAGAAACTGCACTGGTGGCCTGTGGGCTGCAAGTGGAAGCCGTTAAACAGTGTCAGGAACAACACCATGTTAAAACCCAAACTGCTACGCCAAGCCTTAACCGACAGCCTACCGCTGTTGCAGACTAACCCGGAACGGCTGAAAATGTTTGTTGATGGCGGGCGCATTGTCTCGACGCTGGCCCCGTCGCTGTCTTTTGAAAATCAATATACGCTGACACTGTTTATTGAGGATTTTCCCAGTGATGTGGATTATCTCTTTGTACCGATTTTGGCATGGCTGCGCGAGCATCAACCGGACATCATGGCGACAGAAGAAAAGCGCCGCACCGGCTTTATTCATAAGGTTGATGTGATTAGCGATGTGCTAAGTGATATCCGTATCGACCTGCAATTGACCGAGCGAGTGATTGTAAAAGAGGTTGATGGTGCATTGCATGTTAACCATGCGCTGGAGCCGACTTGGCCGGGAGCAGCAACACGGCCAACAGCCATCTACTTTAACGGCGAAGTGATCCCATGAATGAGCTAAAACCCTTTGATGATGCACTGGCCGGACTGATCGCCAGTCTCACGCCCAAAGCCCGTAAAGCGCTGGCGGTGACGGTTGCTAAACGCCTACGGGCCAGCCAGCAACAGCGCATTAAACGCCAGCAAGCGCCCGACGGCACCCCGTATGCCGCGCGTAAATCTCAACCACTGCGTAAGCCAAAGGGCCGCATTAAGCGGGAAATGTTCGCCAAGCTGCGCACCGCGCGCTATATGAAAGCTAACAGCAGCCCTGATGAGGCAGTGGTCGAATTTGCCGGGCGCGTAGAACGGATGGCGCGGGTGCATCATTTTGGCCTGCGTGACCGCCCGAACGTACACAGCAAAGATGTGCAGTATGATGAAAGGCCGTTGCTGGGGTTTACTAAAATTGGAATACATGAGATTGAAAAAACAATATACGACTATCTTAGTAAATAATGATAGCCAGCTCGTGAGAGCTGGCATGAATATTATTTAGATTTGGAAGGTGTTTCAGGTTGTTTATCGTTGCCGTATCTCATTGGTGGTGGAGTCGGCGGTTTTGGTGGGGGTGCCGGTTTCGTTGGAGATGTATTATTGCTTCCCATTTTTAGCTCCTTTATCGCTATTTGTTGATGGTGTACGAGCCGCATCTTTTGTGTATTTTATAGGTGGAGCTTTAGGTGGGATCGGGGGGGGAGGCGCTTTCTTCCCGTTTGGATCGCTCATAGAGTATCTCTTTAGTTATTAATTAAAAAATAACGGACTTTTCTATTACTATCACTTTGGTTTCACCTGATGATGCATTTCGTGGTGCCGAACTGTCTAAATTTCCTATAAGAAATACTACCATAGCCAAAGTGAGAGGAATTAGGCTTACAAACATTTTGTGTATTGCTTTATGGATATTGTCACTTCTAACGAGATTTACATCTATATTGTTTGTTGCAGCCAGCTCAAATCTTTCACAAACCATTTCATCCAGTAATTGATTCGCATCCATAGCAGCAACAGGGAAAAGTGGATTTTCATCATTATATTCAACAATGTTTTTGCAATACTCTTGGCACTCAACTAAAAGATCTGATATTTCTTTAGGAGTGAAAAATATAGCGTACTCATTTCCCCAAAATGCTTTTTTAAGTAGCCATAACGCATATGCGAGCAATATACAAGCTGTGATATTTAAGATGATTATTGTTAAATTTAACAAAGTAGAACCATAGGTGATATTTTTAAAAATATAGCTAATAACTGTCGCGATTATCAAAGAAAATGCAAATACGCCTTGGACGCGAGCATGTAATTTTTCTTTTGTCTCATTCTCATTAAAATATAACTTTTCATATAAGGCTAAACGTTTTTCAAAATCCACATTATTTCCTTACGTTAAAAGTAACCACACAAAATCACGATTTATTCTTATTTGTTGTGCCAAACATAGCACATATCCTAAGACTTGAGACGGCAAGTCATACAAATCATGCTTTGTTTCATGAACACTCAAACCCAACTCACTGAAATTCTGCGCCTGCTGCGCAACCTTGTCCGTATTGGCACGGTGGCCGAGGTCGATCTCGACCAAGCCCTGTGCCGTGTGGCGACGGGCGACAATACCACCGGCTGGTTAAACTGGCTGACGCTGCGCGCTGGTCAATCGCGGTCATGGTGGGCACCGTCCGAGGGTGAGCAAGTGTTGATATTGTCCCTCGGCGGTGAACTGGATACCGCCTTTGTGCTGCCCGGCATTTTCTCTGATGACTTCCCGCCACCGTCTGCCTCGGCCAATGGCCTGTATATCACCTTTCCTGACGGTGCAACGTTGCACTATGAACCTGATAGCGGCGAGTTGCTGGCTGATGGCATCACAACGGCGGTTATCAATGCCAGTGAATCGGTGAATGTTACCGCCCCCAATATCACCTGTGCCGCCTCGGTCAAAATTCTACTGGATACACCAGAAGTGGAATGCACCAACAACCTGACCACCTCCACACTGAATGTGATCCAAGGCGGCAAGATGAGCGGCAACATTCAGCATTCCGGCGGTTCGTTCACATCAAATGGCGTGGTGGTTGATAAACATGACCATGGCGGTGTGCAGCGCGGTGGTGACTATACGGTGGGGATTAAATGACAACAGCCAAATACCTCGGCATGAGCCGCAACGCCGGGCAAACCATTACCGACGCTGACCATATCAGCCAGTCAATCGCTGACATTCTTATCACCCCTGTTGGTTCGCGGGTAATGCGCCGCGCGTATGGTTCGCTGCTATCTGAGCTGATTGACCAGCCGCAAAATCCGGCCCTGCGCCTGCAAATTATGGCTGCCAGTTACAGTGCCATTCTGCGCTGGGAGCCGAGAGTTAAGCTGACTGGCATCACCTTTGAGACCACCTTTGACGGAAAAATGGTGGTCGATATCACCGGCACCCGCAGCGATAACGCGGCCCCACTCTCTTTAACCATCCCTGTGAGCTGACCCTATGGCAACCATTGACCTGAGCCTGTTACCGCCGCCGTTTGTGGTGGAAGAACTGGATTATGAAACCCTGCTGGCCGAGCGCAAAGCCACGCTGATATCTCTTTACCCGGAAGAACAGCGCGCAGCCGTGGCCCGCACGTTGTCGCTGGAGTCGGAGCCGCTGGTCAAGCTGTTGCAGGAAAACGCCTACCGCGAAGTGATATTGCGCCAGCGCGTTAATGATGCGGCGCGTGCGGTGATGGTGGCTTATGCCGTCGGCAGCGACTTAGACCAGCTCGGCGCAAATAACAATGTTGAGCGATTGGTGATCACCCCGGCTGACCCCACCGCGATTCCACCGATTGAGGCAGTGATGGAATCTGACAGTGATTTCCGGGTACGTATCCCGCAAGCCTTTGAGGGCTTGAGTGTCGCCGGGCCAACGGGTGCATATGAGTATCACGCCAAAAGTGCCGACGGTCGGGTGGCCGATGCCTCAGCAATTAGTCCGACACCCGCCTGTGTCACGGTCACGGTGCTATCGCGCGAGGGTAACGGCGAGGCATCAAGCGAGTTATTGGCGGTGGTGGAAGCCGCGCTAAATGATGAAAACACGCGGCCGGTGGCTGACCGGGTGACGGTGCAATCTGCCCGTATTGAAGACTATGAGATTGACGCCGTGCTCTACCTGCATCCGGGGCCAGAAGCGGAACCGGTACGCATTGCGGCTGAGAAGAAACTGACCGCCTTTGTCACTGCACAACGCCGCCTCGGTCGTGACATTCGCCTGTCAGCCCTCTATGCCGCGCTGCATGTTGAGGGGGTACAGCGGGCGGTGATTAATGCCCCTTTGGCCGACGTGGTGCTGGATAAAACCCAAGCCGCGTATTGCACCGGCAGCACTATCACTGTCGGGGGTACGGATGACTGACCGTTTACTCCCTGTCGGTTCGTCGGTGCTGGAAGTGGCCGCCGTGCGCGCCTGTGCCGAACTGGAGAATATCCCGGTTCCGATTCGCCAGCTCTGGAACGCCGACACCTGCCCGCTGGAATTATT